CCTTGACTACCTATGCCGCAAGTACGAGGGCATGCGACTCACACAGTTCATGATGAAAAAGTACAAGACAGTGTGGAACTCCTGATGTGGTCATGGGTCCTAGCCGTTATTGGCTCCTGTGGCCTGTTCTACGTAGGTAGCAAGAAACTCTGGGGTTGGTTCATACTTATCCTCAATGAAGGTGTATGGGTTGTGTATGCCATACACACACGCCAGTATGGTTTTATTGCGTATAGTATAATGTACGTGGCAATGTACGTACGAGCAATTTTAAATTGGGGTAAAGATGAATAACGAACCAAGTGAAATAGACAACATTGACACAGTTGTAAGTTTTTGGGCAATTGACGAAACAATGCAACGACTTAGGGGTATTCTTAAAGAAATTGAAAAACTTTGTGACCCCAAGGGAGATGACTATGTGGATTAGTAAAAAAAGACTGCACAAAAATATTGACGAGTTAGAAGAACAACTGTATCTTAACTACAAAAAATTAAACCTTATGGTTGTTGATGTACGCCGTCAGCAGCAAATCTTTGAAACCTTTAGAAAAAAATTAAAGTAAAAAAATGAAAACACCTGACTCTATTAAAATATTTCCCAATGTAATACCGGATGAATTTTGCAACGAAAAAGACAAAAGGTTTAGTTCTTGGCTTGACACACCACAAAGTTTTGTTATAGATGACCCCGAGAAGTATGGTACACTAAGTTAGTACTCACGTCATATGGCGTGAGTTACATAGAAGGAGTGCCGATTAAGGACGACCTCAGCCTTCTGTGTGACTCAGGCCAAATGAAGTTTTAAAAAAATTTGACACCGGCATCAATATTGTGTATTCTTAAAAAATGCAAACATTTCTTCCTTACTCAGATTACGAAAAATCCGCGTCGGTTTTAGACAGACAGCGTCTTGGTAAACAGCGCGTAGAAAACTTGCAAATCATAAAGGCTTTAATTCAACCGGATTACGGGTGGCAGAATCACCCCGCCGTAAAAATGTGGCAAGGCCACCTTATTTCATTGTTGGATTATCAGACAGCAATCTGTGCTGAATGGGTTGGTCGTGGTTACAAAGATACTTGCCTTGACAAATCATTTGCTTTATTAGAAAATTTTAGCGGGGAACTTCGCATCGTAAAACCATACTGGGTGGGGGAAGAAAACTTCCATCGCTCACACCAAAGCAACCTTCTTCGCAAATTGCCCGAGCACTACGGAAATTTTTTTCCGGGGGTACCGGACAACCTTGACTACGTTTGGCCCGCGGCTTGATGTGGGTCAGCAAACGCAATCTGCGCTCTAAAATTGAAACCTTAGAGGAGTACCTTTTCCTAGAAGACAGGGCACTTAATGTTTCAATGCAAGAAGCAATTCGGAACCAACGTATATTTAATGAAATATATAATGTTTTAAATTTGGGCGACCCTAATGAATACTTTTTAAAAAGTTTAAAAAACAGGACCTATTCAATACAGCGCACTAAACTAATCACACGACTGGTAGCGTTCAAAAAATTTTTTTCAAAAATCATTAACTACTTCATTAATAAACCAAATTAATTGCTACGAGTGAATAACCGGCGGACTAGTTTTTCCAGTCTTCTTCTGGTATCACTGACACTATCTCACCCTCGTGAATAACCAGTACATCTCCGCATAGGCATTCCCATAGCACCTCGCCTAATGAGTCCTCTACAAACAGGGTCATAAGCATGAGGCCATCGCCATCAATAAAACGACCTACACAAAACTCCCCCGAAATGCGATTAATCCCATCTACTATTTCTTGTAGTTCAATAAGGTCATCAGGCTGGAATCCCTCGTGGATAATGTAATACTCTGCGCCCTCTATTTCATCGTCTTCAATGAAGTCTGTAAAGTGGTCTAGAACGGGCCTAAAAGGCGGTTCTACGGGTGCTGGTGCCATGTCCGATACTGGTGTATCCCCCCGCAAAAATTTTTCTATATCCTCAAATGGGCGTCTAGAACTATTTAGTCTTTGAAACGTAGAACTAATGACCTCTCTAGCCTCTTCAACACTTTGAAACTCCGTAAAGGTTTCCTTGCCGTACTGTTTAAGCCAGCTCTCAAAGGCTTCGTCTCCTTGTCCCCCTGGAAAAAATTCATCTCTAAAAAATCTTGACATAAGCGCCCTTGGCTTTCCCTCTACATTTATAATAAAATCACCAATAAAGGCGTTGACGAAGAACTCTTTACCAGAGTCACTCCACACTTCTAACTCTAGCATGTTATTTGTACGGCTGATGACAAGTACTTCTCTTGAACCGGTATTTGTTGTTTTGAAGACTTCCCGGACCTCATTAATGTTTTTGCCATCCCATTTGGTGTACGGAAACTCCACGCCGTCTTTTATTCGAATGCAGGTTTTCATAGCATTATCGTACTACAGCGATGTAATTTGTCAAGTACTTGTAGGCTAAGATATTTTGAACATATGTTCGGAATAAGGGACCCAAAATGACCTCGCGTGGGTACCGTGGGGGGCCGTTGCGAACACCCGTTCGTATCGCTGTCAATTCCTGACCAATTTAGTCGGGATTAGAGCCGGGGCGAACACTTGTTCGATTGTCGACCATTTTAGTCATGTTTCGATTTCGATTTTTTTCGTGTGATGAGCCCGAGCCCGAGCCCTGGCATTTTTTAACTTTTTATTGTGTGAGTGATTTTTTATCCAACGAGCGAGCCCGGGCAGTTTCGCCCGGGCTCTCTCATTGTCACCGGCTAGAGATTGAACTCTCCCGGTAGTTTACTGGCTCTATCTGCGAGGATTTTAGTAGCCTTGATTTCCTCGAAACTGTCACCGTCTGGCTTCCAAATGTTTTTAGCAACTGTTACCTCGTTGTCATGTTGCTCTACCGCTTTACGCTCTTGGAAGTCGGCTTCAGTTAAGGCGTAGATTTCTACCATCTCTTTGGCCCATACTTTACGGATACCGGCCAACGCTTCAGCGATTGTGAACTCATCAATCTCTAAGGCCTTAGCCTCTTTGGTAGCAGTCCACAGATTGCCTAGCGTGTACGATTGGGCAACCCTTACACAACCGCATTGGTACTGCACCGAGTGTTTAGGAGATTTCCCTTTAGGGTATTTCCTAACCATTGGAACTACTGCATCTAGTTCTTCGCTGTATAGGTAGTAACTAGGCAGAACTTGTAGCCAGTAGTCCTTGTGATGGTGTCCGCCGTCACTAGAACTAAGGGCAACATCTTGCACCATCTTTACTAACTTAGTGCCGCCAGCGATTGGAACTATGCTCTCTAGTTTGAGACTAGTTCCGGCGTAAGTTCTGGCTAGGTCTACGCTCACCGCATTAACCTTACCGCCTAACGCTAACTGGCGAACTATCCAAGCCGTCTTATCTGTTTCGGTTAGTCCAGTCGTGGCCGTTTCGATTTCGGCCTTAAACTGCTCTAAGTTATTTAGCGCACCCTGAGCGATAGCACCCATGAAGTCGCCGGCGTATTCTGCAACCTCTACAAGGTCACCGCCTAACTCTACCCACTGCTCCGCCTTTAGTGTTTGCTTACACACTCTTACTGAACGTGACATCTTTATTTCCTAACTGCTAAACCGGCTCTACCGGTAGTAAGGTCTTTACCTCACTAATACAAGTCTACCATACTTTAGGGGCTCTGTCAAATCGGCTATTTTTAGGGATTTCTCCGAGGGGTCATTTTGGCCCGATTGTGCCGGGAATAGGGCTCTATAAATAAGGTGTCTAAATTGGGGCTCCAGTAATCATAAGGGGTTTCGCTTGTGAAACATTTCACAAAGTTTTTTTTCGGGCATTTTTCAGGTCGGGGATTTTAGGTCGGTTTGGGCTCTAAATAAATAAGGTCAGGGCTCTAGGTCAGGGCTCTTGGATTTTAGGTCAGGGCTCTAAATAAATAAGGTCGGGGATTTAAGTTAGGGCTCTGATTTCAGTAATAAATAAGGTCGGTATTTTTAAGTCAATTTGGCTCTAATAAATAAGGTCAAAGTTTTACCGATTTCTAATCTTGACTAAAATGGTCAGGATTTGGTTTCTTCCTTTTATCGCGCTTTTTAACCCGGGGGGGCTGGTGGTTTTTAAGTTTTTTCTCTGTGAGCGTTTTTTATTCCGGGCGCAGAAAAGCCCGGCTCGCAGTGAGCCGGGCTATGTCTGCTCGCAGTTAGGATACGATTACCAGTCGGCGTACAACTTAATCTCGTAGCCGTTCTCGAGGGTGCGTTGCAACTGCCAGACCTCATTCCAGTCAAGCGGTACAAGGTCACGAAGGTTGTCATTCTCAGAGTTAAGGTCAGAGTTCCAAGCGTTCACTATGTCCTCTGTAATCTCGAAACTACCGATACCGCTTGGGTGAGTTTCGTAGAAGTGAGCCATGCTCTCACCAGTCACCGATTCGATAACCGGGTAGGCACTGCTCTTTCTTAGAACTACCAAAGGTACTTGTGGCTTGTCGTCTTTAACTGCCCAGATGTAAGCGTCTAATCCCATTTCAATCCTCCAAGTAATCCACCGGCTTCTCCGGTTTCCTACTACCACCAGTCTACTACAAGACCTTTTATCGCGCGTGCGCGATGTATACGGCCACGCAGTTTTTAAGTTTTTTTCGTGTGGGCCTTTTTTATTCCGGACAGCAGAATAGCCCGGGCTTTCGCCCGGGCTACCTGCTTTGTCTCTAGGCCGGTGTGCTGATTTCTTGCAGAGCCTCTAGGCCAGCCTTACGGATTTTATCCTTCTCATCATAAAGCGCACCGAACGCAGAGTGTAGGAAAGTTTCCAACTGGTTAGCGTTTCTAAAGAAGATTGCAAACCCTTCGCTTCTCAGAACTACGGTGTCATTGCTGTCGTCGTATAGGAAGTGAATTGCCTCGAATGGTTGCTCACCTTCTCCAACATGAATGTCTGCTCTTACTATTGACATAACTACCTCCGAGATTTCCACCGGCGTTTCCGATTTCCATCTACTAACAATCTACCATAGGGGGGGGGCATCGCGCGTGCGCGATAATAGCAGTTTTATTAAGTTTTTATTTAATCGCGCGAGCGCGAAGTCAGGTTGCCGGAAGTTTTCATTTTTTTCTGCGTGGGGTTTTTTTATTTCTGACCAGTTCCGCCGGTAGCGATTTCGGTTCCGGTGGTTAGGTCGTAGATAGCAATTTGATTACGCTTCTGCCCTGCTCTGATTGCTGTCATTTTATCGGTGAAGGTTTCCACTACATCTAGGTAGACCAAGCCATCACTACGCCAAGCACCTAGATAGTGTGAGGCCTTATCTAATGTCCATCGGTACTGCCAGAGAAACTTGCTGACTGAACTAGTGTCAAACTCTGCTTCGGGTATTACATCAGAGAAGTCTGTACCCATTGAAACTATGTAGCCGGTAGTCGGGCTAGTTCCATCTATTGTGCTGACACTAGCACCGCCCTCTGTCTTTACTGCTTCTACGAACTCTGTCACCTTAAACATTTGCCCCCCAATTTTTTTTAGTGGTGGCCCTTGAAGTTTTGACGCTTACTACCGCCTGCTCCAAGAGCCACTACAACCAGAATACCAAACGACCCATTATCGCGCGAGCGCGATGCTAACCCACTCGCAGTTTTTAAGTTTTTTCTGTGTGGCTGTTTTTTGTTTTGGAGGCACAAGGCCAGCCAGCCTACCCGGGGGGGTTTCAGACTGACTGGCCTTGCGACCTTACTACCTGCGTCTGCGGTAGTAGAACCTTACCCATAGTACTATCGTGTATCCAGTAAGGATACCTACGAGCCCGGCTAAAATGCTAGGGATAATGCTGTCTATCCATTGAGTTAGAACGTCACAGTTGTTGAAGGGGATACGGCTCTGTGTCCAGTAAAAAGAACCTACTAGAAACAACAACCCAAGACCCCAAACGAAACAACGCTCCTCTAATGTACCTTTTTGATTTCTGCGATTCATAACTGCCTCCTTGTTTTTCCGGCTTCAACCGGCTACAAATAATTTATCACAACGGTTTGCATCGCGCGTGCGCGATTATACACCATTATCTTTTTTTCTTTTTAATCGCGCGTAGGCTCCGGCTAAAAGCCGAAGTTTTTAACTTTTTTTTGCGTGAGCGTTTTTTATCTAGTAGCCCAGCCATTGCAACAATTCAGTTGCGTTGTAACTTTTGGTTTCCTCGTCATTGTCTACATCCTCTAAAAAGGAAACAAGCATTTGCCCTGCTGCCGTCTTGTTGTTCCCGGCGTGTTCTAGGATTATTTTGGCTACCTGTTTTATGTTAAGGGTTACGCCCTCGGCCTGTTCTAGGGAGGTCATTATGCCACCGCCCTTTCCACTACGAAAACATCAGAGCCGTTTCCTGCTTCTTGCCAGTTAATCATTTTGTAAATGAACTTGATGCCCTGCTTGGTGTTTGCTGAATCTACTTCCCACTGGAACTTTTCCCCAGTCCTTGTATTCCGTAACTGCCACATAACTGCCTCCTTGTTTTTCGGCTAACTGCCTATTAACAAGTTATCATCTCAGGTTGCATCGCGCGTGCGCGATTTAATAATGATTAAAAGGTTTAATTTTATCGCGCGAGCAGCACGGGTTGAGCCCAGAGTTTTTAACTTTTTTCTGCGTGAGAGTTTTTTAATTGGAGGCGGACTGGTAGGGGTTTTACCCCCTACCAGCCCTGTATGACACTACCCCCGGGAGTTAATACGAGGGTAGCGGTTCTTTTCAACGACCCTTAAGCCGTCTCAATTCTTCAATGGCCTTTTCAAGTAAATCAACTAGACCCCTAGCGAAATCCTTAAGGTCGTCAATGTCCTTAGCCTGTGCTTCGGCAATTAAATCGTATGCCTCTTGCTGTTTTGTTTTTTCAGCCATACTGCTCTCCTTTGTTTCCGGCTCTTAACCGGCTACCACCAGAATACCAAACGACCTATCATCGCGCGTGCGCGATACGTATGGGCTGGTGGTTTTTAACTTTTTTCTGCGTGGGTGTTTTTTATTCCTTTTGCGGTATCTACGTTGCCATTCTCGTCACTCAAATACTTTGGCAATACCTAGGTATACCCCCTATGTCATCGCGCGTTAGGAGAGCCGAGAGCCGAGAGCGCATGGCTCTCGACTCCCGAGGTAAAACTTATGCTGGCTGGTATTCAAGCAGGTACTTAACCTGCTCGTCAGATAGTCCAAGGGTATTGCCCTCGTCATCTGTACCGCTAGTAAATACTGCGTTGCCTACAATTATGTCAGTCTTGTCGTAAATGTTTTCCCATAGACCTGTGGCTGTTACGTTGAAAGGCAGTCTTTCCAACTTTCCTTCCTCATTAACCCATAAGTCCAGTTCTCCGAGTGGCACACATTGAACCCACCCTTCGACCGCTTCCTTGATTGTCTCGTAGCAACTCTCGTTGGTAAACTCCACGACCTCTTTAAGACCGTTTGTTCTGATGATTACCGCCTTTTGTATTGGCAAGGTTGTCATGTCATTCCTCTCTCTCTCCGCACCGCTTTCGGTACATACCCAGTTTATCGTTTTGGTTTAATCGCGCGGGCGCGATGTTGGGCCCCACGCAGTTTTTAACTTTTTTCTGCGTGGAACTTTTTTATTTCGTTATTGCTTTGCCCTCTATGACGAACGTAGCCGCCTTCTGCGCTCTGCCCACTGCCTTAATTAACAGTTTGGGGTCATTCTTTAGTACCTTCAGCCAACTGGCTATGTAACTGGCAGAATTGTCTAGTGTCGCCGGGGCAATACCTGTCTCCGAGGATAAGAACGCCGAGGTGAACTCTGCAACTAATTCCTCTTCTGAATACAGTTCCGAACCGAAGTAGTGGTTTTCAGTAATCCACCCTCTGTCTAGTCTGTCCTTGTGTCCAGTTGAGTGTGCTATTTCGTGGAAGGAAGTTGCGTAGAAGGCTTCTGCGCTTGTAAAACCCGCCGGGTGTGGCAGGGTGATGGTGTCTGCCTTTGGTGAGTAGAACGCTCTGTCGCCCTTAAAGAATACTGACAGTTTCTCCCTTTCGTAGTAATCATTCACCAACTTTTGGGCGGTGTCAATAATTTTGACGCTATCCCTGTCCTTTAACTTTTCGTATTCCGGGGCGGTTTCCCACTCTGCTTGTTCTGCATTGAATACCGTAAAGTATCTAAGGACTACGGCTTTCTTTGTACCGCCCTCATCATCAACGGTGCTGTCTACCTCTCTCCATAGAACTACTGCTGTACCCTTTTCGCCCTTGCGTACGTTTCCACCTTGCCCTTTGATTTGAGCGAATGTTCCCCACCAAGGACTTTCGTAACCGGCACTCTCCGCCGAAAACGACAGTAGCCAATGGTTAATGCCGTTATAGCGTTTCTTGCTACTTAGCGACTTAGGTGCATACCCACTAGATACCCACTCTTTTCGCCAAGGTGCTGTTCCCTTTTCCAACTGGTCAATAATTGTCTTTGCAACAATGTCATAGGCACTTGCCATACTCTCCCTCTTTCTACCGGCTTAACCGATACCAACAAACTAGCATGTTAGTTGGCATCGCGCGTGCGCGATTAATGTGGGTCTAAATGTTTTTTTTAATCGCGCGTACATAAGGCGTAAGCCTCGTAGTTTTTAACTTTTTTCTTTGTGAAAGATTTTTATTCTTTAGAGGCTTCGTAAAGTTCAAGAACTATTTTGTTTGCTTCTATTTGGTCTGCCTTTTTAGGGCAGTCATCAAACCAATGTTCGGGGTCTACTTCCCAGTCCTCGAAACAAACACATTCCAACCTACCTCGTTTTACATAGTCAGCGTGGCTATTTGGTATGTCCCAATTTTCAGTAGAAATACTTGGCTCGCCATCAGGTAGGTAGTTCAACTTAACTTCACCACCCCAACCTTGTTCTTCCTCGAACCACCAGTTAAGAACTAATGAGTTGTCTACACAATAATCTACAAGCCAGTCCATAACTTTGTCCGGGATACCCCAGGGGGTGTCAAAGTTAAGGTACAGGTCGCCATCTCGGTCAATGCCACTTTCACCTTCGGAAGCGTCCCATTTAACACCCCAGTTTTCTATGTTCCACTCATACCAACCATCAACGTATTCCTCTATGTCGGTAGGGCTAATAACGTTGTAAAACGTTAATTCACCTTCACCTTTTGTTTTGTCTGCTAAGGGGTGCGGAGAGCATAACTTACGGTACAGCCTCTCTACGTCATTAAGTCCACCGCTTACGGTCACTTTATTTGTTACCCAGTTCGGCATTTGCTTTCTCCCTTGTTTGCCTACAACCAATCTACACTTCAACCCGGTATCGCGCGGGCGCGATACTATGCCCAGCCGGATTTTTTAATAATCTCGGCGTGGACATTTTTTAATCTTTAGCGTAACCGACTAAGGCAATTCCAAAGTAATCGTCTAGTCCTTCGGAAGTTCCACAAGGCGAACAGATTTCCGTCTTGTTGTCCACCCGACCTAGAGCCGGGTGTCCAGTCCAAACTTCTAAACAACGTGGACACTTGAAAGTCTTGACTGTCATTATTCCTCTATTCCATCAAACAAGCCATCAAGCGAACCCTTGTGGCGACTCTCTGCCTCGGCGAACAATGCCTCTCGTTCTTCTTCGGGCAACTCCTCGATAGTCTGTGCTACTTCAAGTAACTTGCTCTGAAAGCCTATTGAGTAAGGTGCTAACTTCATCAACAAGTCTCGAAACTCCTCGGCGTGTAATTGCTTTTCAAGGTCGTTCACATCTTCTTGCCACTCATTATAAAAATACTGTGACACTTGAAAGACCGCAAATGTTATTGCTTCCATCTCTTTCTGATGAAACTGAGGCCCCTCAACTAGTTCATGATTTTCTGCCATACTTCTCCCCTTTGTTAGGACACCGGCTTTTCCGGCTACTAAAAATCTACCACATTGATGCTATCGCGCGCGCGCGATTATTTAAAGAAACTATGTATCGCGCTAGCAGCCCGCAGTTTTTAACTTTTTTCTGTGTGGAACTTTTTTATCTTGCGGACAACCCCCCACCCTTTTCAGGGTGAGGGGCGAGAAAGGGAATACTCTTTACTGTCCTGACCTTACCAGCCTCTCGGTGTCACCGTCTTACCATCTTGACCGCCGAGGTGCTTAGGCAGTAATGCGCCGACTACACCGATAGCCTTGCTTTTAGCAGTTCTAGGATTACTAAGAACCTTAACCGCTTCACCTAGTGTCGGAACCATTATTACCTTGTGTCGTTTTACCATCTCGGCACAAGCCTTAGCACCTTCTTGGAATAGTTGGTCACGTTTGTTAGTAACCATTCCATCACACACCCAGATAATCGGCTCTGAACCTCTGCGCTGACCAATAGCCCAGTCAAGTGCCGGGCCGTCTACACCGTTACCCTGACCCTTTGTTACATTCTTTAGGCTACTGACCCTCTTACCTCTATCGGCAAGAATAGTCATGTTGTACTTATTCTTTTGACTGTGTGAGTATCCAGCAATTAGAGCCCCGGGTGCTTTTTCTACCATTGTCTCTATGTCATCTATGGATAGGCTCATTGAGCCCGATAGGTCAAGCAGTAGAATACCGCCATTGTTGCGTGGCTTCTGACTAAAGATACGCTTCTCCGGGTCGGTCAGTAGTCGGCTTGGGTAGGCAATACGTTTGCCAGTAGAACTAGCCTTCTTACGCCTAGCCAAGTGACCCTTTACCTGTGTATCTAATTTTATTCCCGAGTGTATTTTTAATGTTGCCCACCCATCTTTTCCATAGTCAAGCGGTACACCAGTATTTTCCGGTTTGTAGCCCTGATTAGACTTAAAATAACTACTAATTACGTTGGCTATGTTGTGAGTGAACCGCATGAACCCCCACGAAAGTTGTTCTTTAACTTGGCCTTCATCATCATACTCATAGGTAGTAGGTTCATTTTCCGATAAGTGCGTAGCGGAATAGCCTCTGGTTTGTCTTAGAATAGCCAGTTCCATCTGTCGTAAGTCTTTAGCCCATTCTTTATTTACCGAACGTACCCCGGCAATAAAGTTCCTAAATGCCTTACCGCCGATTAAGCCAGCACCAAAGGCTATGGCTTGGTCATAAGCCTTGTCACTACCTTCTCTTGCTAGTCGCTTACCGCTTTCTTTTTCAGAGCCATCAACTAGGTTGTTAATGTCATAGTCGCCAGTTGCTTTGAGGATAGCGTTAATGCGTATTTCCTCTGCGCTGATAATGGCTTCCGGCTCTAGGCCTGACCATTCTGCGTACCTTGATAATTGGTCGGGGTCATTGGGCGAAACCTTTGCGTGGACAAGTTCATGGGCTCGTACAGTTCGGGCTGTCTCGTCATCTGCTAAAGGCACTTTAATCTTGTGGTCAATAAAGTTAGTCCATGCTTCACCTCGTAAGGCTTGACCTTCTTGAACTTCCCATCTCTCGGTGTCACCGTCTTTTCTTGAACCATAAACAAGTTCAGGATAAGCAACTGACCTCTCTACTTTATCTTTTTTACTCTGTGCCATAATTTTCCCTTTCATTGGCAGTAGGGGCTTTTCCCTACATCAATAATCTAGCACCGGGGGGGTTATCGCGCGGGCGCGATAATAGCCACAACCGGATTTTTTTAAGAAAAGCGAGGGGGGTGGATTTCTCCAACCCCCCTCTAGGGTGAACTTACAAGGTCAAGCGACCAATACGTAGTGCTTCAACAATTCCTTCGGCCTTCTTGCGACCAAAGGTGAGGATAGCCGAGCGTTCCTCTGACAACCCTGATTGAACAAGTTGCTGATAGGCGTAGAAGCCTCTTAGCGATACTCGGCGTTCAGGTTCGGCAGAAACTACGGACTCTGCTACTTTACGTAAGTTCTCTGACAGTAGAGACAATGCTTCGGGGTGCGGAGCGTTAATCTCAATAGCAACTGGGAAACGGTCACGAATTGCTACCGGCAAGTCGTCAGGGTGTTCAATGTTGCTAGTAATTACTGCCGAGAAACCGGGTTGCGGTGTAACGACCTCGCCTGTATCAGGGTTCTGCCAACTAGAACTGGCGTGGCTATCAAGGAAGTTAAGCAACTGTCCAAGAACATCACCACTAGCCTTGTCACCTTCGTCTACTACCAAGCGACCACCGGCTCGCCAAGCCTGAACTGCTACGCCTTCTGCGAATGTCCAGTTGTCGCCGTTAGGCTTCCAAGTACCTGATACGTCTGCCGTAGTCATGTCCTCTGAACACACAAGGCGGTAACTACCGCCAGTAATGTTGCCGTAGAACAGACCAGCATAAGTTTTACCAGTACCCGGGGGGCCGTATAGTAATACTCGGTCAATACCTGCGTTGATTACATCAGAGAAGTCTTGCCAACATTGAGGCAACCTTACTCCGCTATTTGTTAATACATCAGTCATACTTTCACCCTTTCGTGAAGTCGTGTCCGGCTTGTCCGAACTCCGACACATCTAAACTACCACCCGGAGTGCTATCGCGCGTGCGCGATAGTATCGTGCTTCGTTTTTTCTAAAAATTATCGCGCGGAGCCCCCGCAGTTTTTAACTTTTTTCTGCGTGGGTGTTTTTTATACTGTAAAACTCCTAAGGTAAACCATCAAGTCATTTGTGATTTCTTGGTCTCTTTCAACTAAGCCTGCTTCGTCTGGTGTTATCCACTGACCAGAATAGTTGTCGTAAATGTAGCCATCACTAAACTTATTTTCTAAGTCGTCTTGTGCCACTTCATAGCCATTTGCATCTGAAAACTTTACGAGAAAGTAGTGCTCATACTGTGGACACTTAGGGCAACGACCGGTACAGCAATTACAATAACTTTCGTAAATGTGGTCTGTACAACATTTGCCCATTAGAAGCCTACTAGTGATAGGTACTCCGTAAAAGCGTCTGAAGGCGTTTTCCCAGTTACTTGGTTACCCTTGTCATCAAAGATAGCCCACTCTCCATGAGCGTTTGCCGTCAATGTAAAGTTCAGTTCAGTTTCCATTTTCTCTCTCTTCTAGTAATTGCTCAATGGGATTGTTTAAGAACGGATTTCCGGGTATGTTTCCCCAGACTTCATTCAGAAGTTGCTCCCATGCTTCGTACGTTTTATCCTTGGGCATTTCTGCTCCTAACTTTTGTGGCGTTTCCACAACAAAACTGTATCACAACGGGCCGCGGCCCAACACATCGCGCGCGCGCGATTTGGGAAACTCCAAAAAAATCTTGGATTATTTCCCTCGCCGCCAACGGCGGCAGACTACTTGATTATTCCCAACTTTCGGGCTTCCTCAACATACTTCAATGTAATGCCCCTAGAACCCAAAGAGACCGACTTCTCGACCTCGTAAAAAGGCGAGTTAAGTTTCTTGCCATCTATTTGCACACCAAAAACCCAACCCCAAAGACTTTCACCCTTGTCCAGCGTTTCATTTAAGTTCTTAATGTCGTAATCGCTTAATGCTTCTAGGTCAAAGACCAACATGTTTTCGGCGTTTCCGTAATTTCCTTCTCTGTCAATGTAGACCAATGCCACTAGGCACTCCTTCTTGCAAAACTAGGCTTGTTCCCAGTACTAATACTTTATCACATCACTTTTATCGCGCGCGCATTATTAAAAAAACGAGAACCGCTCTCGGCGGGAAAAGTAGCAGACCCGCCGAGAACGTGGGGGAAGGTGAACCCCCCAAATCTCTGACCTATTAACCCCTACTTATTAGAGGGGCGACCACGTTTGCTACCTGCGCTGGGCTCAAGTATGTTACCGACATAGCGGACATAGACCCTGAACTCTCGCTTATCGCCTACCCATACCGTTCGGTATGCTCGCTCGAACTCCTTACCGGAGAAGCGTGGATTGGCAGTAGTAGGGCGACCATAAGTACCAAGCAGAGCCCACTTTAGGGGATTAGCCCTAAGTTCTTGTTCTACTATGGCAACATACGTTCTCCCATTTCTGGTTCTGTTTGTTACTGCCTCTGGTTGTTTCCAAGTAACTTTCATAGATAGTCACCTTTTCTTTGCTTTACTTCAACGGCACTCGCCGACATAAAAAAGTTATCACATGGGTACCATCGCGCGGGCGCGATAATAACACATTCGGGGCTTTCGGGGTTTTTAAGGTTTTTCCCAGACGACCTTATTTATTACGTGCGTGGGGGGCTCAAAATTGGCATCGCGCGCGCGCGATTACCTGTGCGGTTAGCGGGGAACCCTTCCGGTTTTTGATTATTCTTGTGTGTGAGAAAATTATATTTTGGATTTTAAGGAATTGAATCGCGCGTGTATAGGCGTTTATACGGGGATTTCCCTGCGGTTTTTAATTCATTCTTGTGTGTGAGAAAAATATTTTATTCATTAAGGGCAAAAAAGGTACCATATACGCGCGTAAAGCACCATTTATGGGGGCGTAAGCATGCTCTCCTCACCAAACCCTTGAAATTATAGGCTTTTAATTGTGACTAGCGATGCCTATCAGCAAATGCACCGAGCAAACAGAGCACCATAATGGTAATAAGTATAAACATTAGTCAATAAACAGGGCCATAATTGCTATTAAAAAACATACTACTGTCATTGCCAATGCTTCTCGCAGTAGGTTCATTCGTCTTCCCCTTCATCTTCAATAAACATGTAGATTTCGTCTATTCGTTCTTCAAGTTGACTCATCTCTTGGCGTAGTACATCTTTTGCCATGTTCATACCTTTAGCAACGTCACCCTTCATACCCTGTGCAATCATTAAATCAAGTATGTCATCTGCTAATCGTTCAACCATAAAGAAACGGTCTTCAAATAGGTCTAGATTGAACTTAAGGGCATCTTGAGGCATGTTTGCTAGCATCTCTAGCCTTTGTAGGGTGTGTTTGTTTTCGTCGCTTATTTCAAACACTTTTAACTCCGGGTTCCGCTATTCATCGGTTTCTTCCCCCGCCAAATTTTTTGGGTCGAGTCCTTCAATGGCTTCAGATACAGGGCTACCCTGCTCTGCCATTTGCTGTGAAAAACTGCTTAAAAGTTCCCACAGTGCATCCATGTCATCAAATTCCGCGCCTTGTTCAGTAGTGGCTGTTCTCATGCCGTCAAGTACGGCAATTAGGCAACCAATTGTCATTAGGGCTTGTTCTTCTTCTAGGTTAATGTTGATGCTCATGTGTTTAGTCCTGTCTGTTCTTTAATTTGTTGATAAATGTCTCTTATCTGCTTAATGGATTCTAGCAGTTTTTCTTCCCCGTATTTTTTGTAAGACTCTTCCGAAAGGAATTCGGTTATGGATAGAGCCCCAAGCACGGCCAATACATCATTGGGTTTAAGAATGATGGCAAGTTTGTTTTCTGTAGTTACTTCTTTTTGCATGTGCAATTTCCTCCGCATGGGCAAGCCTTTTTGGGTGCCTTGGATTTTTGGTAAATACCGTTTTTAACGCCTTGACTAAACATGTGGATAAAGAAACCCACTGCCATAAAGAATAAAGCCGGTAATAGGAATACTAACAAAACGTGCATTTTGTCCTTCTTTCTGGAGGTGCTTTCCCCCGCCAAAAAAATGTACCAGGGTTTTTTACTGCTGTCAAGTACCGGATGCTAAAGACCAAAACACGAGTACCATGAGCGAAAATTGGTAAAAAGTAAAACCCTTGAAAAATAAGGGTTTTTAAAGTACTGGGTAGGTTAAATTTACCTGGTACTTTTTGTTAAATCTCTACCTTTCTAATAGGTAATGTAGTATTTAACAATTCTGAAACTGGGACCAAACGACCATGAGAAGGGTAGACATTTCCATTGCCCAAATCTGTATGTGTTAAAAACCCCCTAAAACGATTTGGTCTTGAACTTAACTCTTTAATAAACCACTCTCTGGTTTTGACAAAGTTAAAAACGTAAAGTTCACCTGATTCAACAAAAAAATAGGCTAAAAGGTCTGCTTTTGACCTCATAAAACAACCTGGCGTACCCTTAATTTCATTACTTACGGTTTCAAAGGCAAAATTACCAGTTTCATGGCCCTGGGTGTCAACTTTTACTTCAATGGTTTTAACCCCATTGTCGTATTCCCAAATAAAATCAATGTCCATTTCAATTTGCACCTTTGCAGGAGCACCAATTATGGACACGGTTTCTTTAAGTTCCGCAAAATAATCTTTAACTTTGAGTATTCCTAAATTTTCGGTACCTTGACGTTCTTTAAACGTTGCTATGCCTTTTTCCATGATGCAAAGTTAGCACATTTGTGGTATAATTTCAACATGCTTTTAGTAGACAAGATGCTGGCAGAAATGACCGAAGAAGAAACCGAATTTTTGACTCCAGGCGACTATGAAGCCTTAAAAGGCTACTTTTTTGAAATGGAATACGTTGGAAATAACGGCAATTGGGTAGGTTACGTTATTTTGCCTAATGATGAAGAAGTAAAAATTATTTATTACAACGATACTGGCAACCTTAAGTACGAGAAAGGAACTGCTTACTATCAAATGGTAGAGGACGCTAATCGTGCGTTCCCAATGAATAGTTGCGCCATTGATACTATGTCAGCACTTTTAATGATTGCTGAGGCTCAGGGATGGGATGATGGAAATGACTGACATTTGGCTGGATAAAGACCAGGTATGGGTTATAGGCCTTTATTCTAAAAATGGTAGGTCTTATTCAGAAATAGGCGTTTTTTACGAAGGGGAATTACCGCCTGTTGAGGCTTACGAAATATTTTCTCAAATTTGTTCCGCCGAACCAACCTGGCAAGCCGTTGAACATGCTTTGAACTCAGAAATTACTGGTGAGTACGAAGTTAGACTTTGGAGCGAGACTCAAAAACGTTGTTTAGCAACTTTTATTTGGGACCTTCAAACGATGCAAGAGGCAATAAACAACATTCCTGATAGGAAAAGTCATATTTTAACTATTGAGGTTGACCTTTTTGAAGACGAACAAGAAGAAGACCCAGAATTTTGGGATTGGGAAGAACTTGTTGCCACCCAAAGATTAAGAGTTCTTGCTATTGAAGAGTCATCTGCTATAATGGTAGAAAGTGCTTCAGAAGGAGAAGACAATGAAAACATGGATTTGCCCTAAATGCAGTGCCGAAGTTAAGGCTAATGCTAAAGAAGTTGCTCATAAATGTCCAAACAACAAAAGCAAAATGACAAATTTTGAGGAAATTTCAAAATAAGTTGACAATAGTCTATAAAAGTGGTAGGGTTTTAACGGACGAGAGCGACCCCTTCCGTCCCAACTTTCCGGGTCGTTTGTCCGCTGGGTTTTCCTTGCTTTCTCCCAGCTCGCTTGATGGGGTGGTGTGAGTAGGGTTTTGGAACTAACTCAACCACCCCGTCAGCAATAAAAAAACCGGCCCCCTTTCGGAGGCCGGTTTCTTTTTGTTGTTTTTGTTTTTGACTCTTAATCAACAATTTCGCCATCGATAATATTCGCGGCCCAAGTTGGGTTTAAATCTGCACCCATTTCGTTAAGTTTTTTAGCAAACATATCACGAGCAGTTTCAATTTGTGCTTCAGATAACTTTAAGTCTTGACTTAAAATAATTGCCATAAATGCTGTTCCAACTAAATTTGCTTGATGTTCTTCAAGTTCAATAACTCTTTTACGCAAATCGTATTTCATCATAAACTCAAGAGCACCTTGATATCTTTCCCATGCTCTTTCAACTATTTCAATCAATGCCCTAACGTGTTCAACGCCAGCCTTGTCTGTTACCTCAAGAATACCATTTAACTCGTTTAACTTGTCTTCTAAAATTAATGACCAAGCCTTCATTTTTGAAGCAAGTAAAAATGCTTCAACTTCTGGTGGTCCCATTGGTTCTGGTTGACCCAATCTTTCCGAAAGGGTTGCTAATTCTTTTTTCATTTGAACTTGAACTGCACCACGAACATGACTAGGTGAATTACCTAAATGCCATTTACATTTTCCTTCGCCAAAATGGTCTGTTCCCATGCCTGCAGTTTTAATGCAATACCGTTCTAGTTCTAGTTCTTTAAGTTCTTTGTTGCGCAATTTTGCGCCACATTTTCCCTCAATAGGTGCGTCACTGCCAGGAACTTTTTGTCCAGGATATCTATTTTCCCAAATTTCTTGGTCAGTCATTTTTCTTCTTTTTTTGTAAATTTGATGTGTCTACCCAAATGGTAGCCCAATTTGTTTTGATGAACTTCAAACTTTTTTCTGTTGTCCAAAAACTTAAAAATGTTTTCCCTTTAAACATTAAACCACCAATCGGGAAGAGCCCAATCTTCTGGTGTTCCCAATCTTACAACATGACAACAAGGGTCACTACCCTCTTCCCACGCGCGTTCTTCCGTTTCATGTTGAGGAGATGAATCGTGAGTCATGCAAAATTGTTGCGTGCAAAACCCATTTTCCATTCCGTATTTTATCCATTCATCAAAGTTCATTTATTTGCCTTTTTTATTTACCAGCCGCGACCGCAACCAAATTGGTCAGGGACGTATTCTGGTATTCCTGCTGTTGCTTGTATTTTTCTTGCGATAAAAACTTGTTGTTCAGGACTTGCAGCGTACAACGGTCCAAACAACTTTAATCCACCATACTGTACCCAGTTGGTTTCTAGTATTCCTAAACCACCTGAATAAACAGGTCCCCTAGCATGCCAATTACCACCTTGTTCACATTGAGCAACTTTTTCCCATTTAGCCACAATTTCCGGAGAAACAAGTGGTGGTGGAAAAAGTGTTGTCGTCGTCGTTGACTCATTAATGTGAGTTAAAGAAGGCGGTGCAACGGGTGGTGTTAGTAATGATGCTGGGTTCCATGATGCCCCCACTTCTGTAGTTGTAGTTAAAGTTGCGTCTGCCGAACTTTTAGTTGGCAATGCTGTACCTAAACCAAAACTACTTACGGTCAAAAGGACAATTGATAGATATTTCATCTATTCCCTTCTACTTCGACCCACAGTGAAGATTTTTCACTGGGCCAACCACGCTCGGGGAGTATTTAATTGCTACTTCCACGGCGTAGTTAAGTTCTTCTGGGCCTATTTCTTCGCAACCTTCAAGGTAGCCAAGTGAATAGGGGGAACCTGAACCAATCGCTAAATACGGCGATTCCATTTCAATCATCGCAAAGTCACCTTGAATAATGACTAATGGACGACCTGGCCAAGCGCAAATAATTTCCATCTCTTTGATGGACTCATCTTCACCCTTGACTTCTTTGAGCATAGAAACAATAGTCTCTGGGCTCACTTTTCTTGCCTTTAACTTCGACAAGAGATTTATAACGCGCCAAGAACCGGCTGCGCCAATAATTCCATTACCCGCGTGAATAATTGCTTTTGGAGTGCGGGCAGCAAGTACCATGTCGTCATCGCTTGATGCCGAGTCATAATACATCCAACAATCTGTTTCGTTTGTATAGGCTACGACTACTGTCATATAAGCCCTCCATCCCAAGCGCCTTCAACCAACCAGTTTTTGTCACGCATAATGCGGTCTGGCCAGTTTACACCCTGCAAACGGTCGCCTCTATAGCGCTTTACGTGCATGGTCGTTGGGTCTCTATTGTCTTTATACAATGATATACCAATTTCGGGCCATGCCATCCAACGTTGAGAACCCATAGGAGAAAGCTCGCGTTTTTCACCGGCCTTACCTTTTGCAGCATGGTGCTCCATAATAAGAGCAAACTCATGTTTTGTTCTTAAATCATCAAGAACCGCCATTGCTTCATCAGCAGAATCTTCGTACGACTCACCTGTTTGTCTACGATACATTTTGTAAATAGGACCAATACAAACAAGTTCTGGTTTGTGAAATGCAATCTCTCGTTGCAACTCTGCCCTGTCAGACAAACTACGAATTTCAATACCACCAGGTCGCCTAAAAAAACGAAGCCGCTCTGCATCAAACGATGCGCCATCTAATTCACGAAGCATGTTCATGTATGGAACTGCGGTTTGAGTAATTGCTTGCGTAGGGTTTTCAAGGTCAATAATTAAAGCGCGAACCGGTTCAATTCTTTGATGGCTAAATGGGTGATAACCCTGAGAAGCAGACATTGCTATTGTTCTAAGCAAAAGTGATTTACCAGCGCCTTCTTCGGCAACAACAATAGTTCTATAATCTCTGTGCATCATTCCCGGAATAACAACCGGCGCAATGGCCTCTGCACGGTCAGCCAACTCGTAAAGTGTTAATGACTCTGGACCTGTGGCGTGAATGTTTCCAATAGTAGAAACAGATTTTTCTACCAACTTAGCCTGTTCGTAAGGGTCTAAACCAATACGAATATTTTTTACAGCATCGCTAAAGTCCTTAATCAGTTTTCTAGAAACAGAATGTTTATAGACAATCGATGAATAATTTGCAACGTTGTTCCATGTTGGAACGTTAATGCAAATGCCCATAAGTCTTTCAACCGCCGATGGGTCATTTGCTTCTGAAGAAACAGTTATTGCATCAATTGCCACCCCTTTTTTGTAAAGAGATGTAATAGCAGAAAACATCCTTGCGTGAAAAGGGCTGTAAAAATCTGCCTCATTAACTAAATCAATAGCAACCATAACTGCTTCACGGTTTAAAACCATTGAACCAATTACAGAGTCTTCAGCCAATAAATCGTAGGGAATCTTTTCTTCGCCCATTAAATAATGTACCTTCGCTTCCCGTCCGCTGTGTTGATTTCGTATGGCTTGCCAAATTGGTCAACTAATCGACCCTTGCCGTCGACTGGTCTACTGTAGCCGTGTTTAGCAGGATTGTCAAGAAGCATCTCTCCATTGCCATTGGTCCAACAAGAAAAATCATCGTAATCGTCGTAAATAATTGCTGATTTGTACTCATCACCCTCGAGAGAATGGGTAGACTCCTCTGAGGTTGAAGGCAAGAAATCACGCCATCGTTCGTCGGGACCAAAAAATGTTGCGGGGTGCATAATAAACTTTTGCTCTTGTCCACGCTTTTCTTCAGCGTAATTTTTGCAAGCAAGGAGCATCTCGTCCTGCGAACAACCTCTATTGACAGAAGCGCTATATGCCCTAAAAGCACCGGCCTTGTTTACATGCCTTGGGTAAATCTTCCAAATGGCTTTAAACTCTTCGCTAAACTGATTTTTCTTAGGTTTTTCAACACGTTCGTTATTATCATTATTCTTTATATTTATATATTCATTAGTGTTGGATTTGCCTGCGCCGGGAAAACCTGCGCCGGATAATCCGTCTGTGGTTGCGGATAATCCGTCTGTGGTGGGCTCCTCGTAAACCTCTGTGGTCATGCTGTCGTAAGAACCTGAAGCACCACGGGTTCTGCTTCTCTGAATGTAACCAGCCTCTTCCAACTCCCTAAGACCCGCTCTGACGGCATCTCTGCCATCAGGACCCTGGGTAATCAAATGCTCAATAACAACTTCCCAGTTGTCAGGTTTTGACATTAAATAGGCATGAAGACCTCTTGCCTTCCATGACAAACGACTGTCCTCAAGTGGCACCTTTGAAATAATGACGTATCTGTCTCGGTTGGGCGTGCGAATAATCATTTCGTTTGACCACGCTTTACGAAGTCACTAATAAGCCCGTCGATGATACTCTCCCCCTCAGTAACATCAATGCCATCCGTTACAGCATCAATGATTTGCTTCTTGTTTTGTAAAAGCTCGTAAATCTTTTCGTCAATAGTCTTCGGCGCTAGCAAATACCAAGCGGTAGCACCGTGCATGTCGTTTGCTCTAGCGTAACAACGACTAACACATTGTTCGTGCATAGTCGGAGTCCAGGCAAGCTCACAAAAGATTACATCACTAGCAGCGGTCAATGTCAAGCCTTCTGACGCTGCGGTCATATTGGCAACAAAAACCCTGCAATCGGGGTCATTTTGAAACCTGTCAACGGCTTCTTGGCGGTCCTTTACAGACACTCCACCACGAACCTTAACAGCCTTGTCTTTATATCGTTCGTACAGTTTTTCAACAAAGTCAATGTGCTCAGCAAAAATAATTACTTTTTCGCCGTCACTTGACTCTAGAAAATTATCAATCCATTGGGCGATGGTGTCGTATTTTATTTCAGAAACAACGTTACGCAAACCAGTAATACGAACAAGATTTTCTGCGCGCTCAAGTCGAATTTTTTTCTGCCAGTAGGCATCCGTGCCATCACTGCCGTCTTCTTCAGCAATTTCCTCCGCCCTACGAGCAAAGTATTCAATAATGTCGTTTTCTACTTCCCTGTACCGACTCATTGATTTTTCATCAATCGTCAAGTATTGCAAGGCATTTCGCAACTCAGGAAGTTCCGTATAAACATCGGACTTAAGTCTTCTGACAAAACACAATTCTCTTAGTTTTTGATTCAACTCTGTTGTGTTAATGGCAACATTACGTTTCGGGGCGTAACGATTCTTAAACCGCCACGAACCACCAAACTTATCAAGCCTGCCAACTGCTTCAAGTTGAGGAATAAGTTCTTCGGGTCTGTTGGTAATCGGAGTACCGGTTAGTAATAAAACAAAATCTTCAGGTCCGAGGGACTTAGCCAACTTCATAACCGCGCTAGTTCTTTTTACGCTCCAGTGTTCCTCGGGTTTGGAAAAGTTGCGTAAACACGAGCCGCATTGTTTTGCGTTTGCACGACAAGACACATGGCAATTGGGACAACGGTGAGACTTCCTGCCATTTTTTATTGCGTGGGATTCGTCAACAATAAGTGAACAAAATCCATGTTCAAACAAATCATTTAAACGCTCATAGCAAATGTCATAATTAACTATTACAACGTCACTTTTCTCTATGGAAGAACTCTTTGTTCCATTGAGAATAGTAATGCTTAATTTTGGAAAAAATTTTTGAACTTCCCTCTGCCAGTTGAGCTTAAGAGTATTTGGGCATACAACCACTACTGGCAGAGAGTTCTCTGTCATAATTGTGGCTATGGCTTGTGCTGTCTTACCGAGGCCCGGCTGGTCACCTAAAATTCCTTTACGGACTTGTTTCAGGTAAGACACCCCGGCTTTTTGGTATGGCAAAAGGGGTATAGCAATGCCGGGTATGTCAATGTTTGCATCAGTAGCAACTGAGGCTCTAGATAGTTTTTGCGTTTTTAAAGCAATGCTTTCTGCTTCACGCATAAGGCTTGGGGAGATAGAAAGGCCGTAATTAACGGCAAAAGCCAAAATATCAATAGCGTTATTTGTTGGTGCTCTCCAGCACTTGGTCTCCCCGCCCCAATAAACATTAGGAACAAACATCCTAATTGCTTCAATAAGTTGGGGGTTATAACTAAAAGAGACGGTAACTTCGTCACCATCTATATTTACCTGAAATTCCTGGTCAGGTTGCTTTTCTTCCTCAGAATTAAATAATTTATTAAATTCTTCCGGAAGCGTGATTCTGTATTTTTGGGCTAAAGCCTTTACCATTGGGGCCGCGGTTAATGGAAATGAGTTTGTCTTTGTTGTTGCGTTCCATCGACGACCTTCAATCTGCCGACAGTCCTCAACAAAAACTCTGCTGAACCTACAAACGACGTGGATTTCACCCCTGTCAATGTAAGCGTAGTTTTTCTGTATAAATGAAAATTTCCGTCCCATGGAGCAATCAGGGTACCAGGAAAAAGTTGTTAAGTCAACAGTTGTTTTAAACATTTGTTTATGGTACGCTCAAGGCACAAATAAACAAGGAGAAGTCATGGCTAAAAAATCTTCGCCATCAACCGTTGGGAATTCCCTAGAATCAATAATTCAAGACATAAATAAACAATTTGGTGCTGGTTCAATTATGCGTTTAAACAGCAATGAAGTTTTGCCAGTCGAAGTTATTTCTACTGGAATTTTGCCACTTGATATGGCTCTTGGGGCAGGTGGTCTTCCAAAGGGAAGAATTATTGAATTTTATGGACCACCTTCAAGCGGTAAATCTACCCTTGCTATGCACGCTGTTGCAGAAGCGCAATCCCTTGGCCTTGCTTGTGCTTACGTTGACGCAGAACACGCTTTAGACCCTATATACGCCAAAGCAGTGGGGGTAAACCTAGATGAATTGTTGTTGTCTCAACCCAGCACTGCTGAAGAAGGTCTTGAAATTACTCTTCGTTTAGTTGAGAGTGGAAAAATTGCTATGGTTATTATTGACTCTGTTGCTGCTTTGGTTCCCCGGGCTGAAATTGAAGGAGAAATGGGCGACCATCATGTTGGTCTTCAGCCAAGATTAATGGGTCAAGCACTAAGAAAACTTACGGGCATTGTTTCTAAAACTGGAACAATTGTTATTTTTATCAATCAACTTCGTGAATCCATTGGAAAACTTTACGGGCCTAGTGAATACACACCGGGTGGAAAAGCACTCCCTTATTACGCATCAATTCGCTTAGATGTTCGTCGTATTCAAACTATAAAAAAGGGTGACGAAGCCACCGCTAATCGCACTCGAGTAAAAGTTGTTAAAAACAAAATTGCTGCGCCGTTTAAAGAAGCAGAGTTTGACCTTGAGTATGGTGTAGGCGTTCCTAAAGCAAATGCTTTGTTGGATTGTGCTATTGATTTTGGCGTTTTGCGCCAAGCCGGAGCATGGATTTATTATAACGGTGAACAATTTGCAAATGGTCGTTTAAAGGCTAAGGCAAAACTTGAAGAACAACCAGAACTTTACGAAGAAATTTACGAACAAGTTATTGCTCTTACAGGAACGGTTCCAACGGAGATTATTGAAAATGAAATCTAAAAATCAAAAAATTGCCAACGAAAAGGCTATTGTTCAATCTGTAAAAAAGTGGTATCGTACTCGTAATTATGGGCCAAGTTACCGCGACCTTTCTGAAATAACAGGAATGTCACTGGGTACGGTGTATAATGTTTGCCATGAGCTTCGGGATTTAAAGATTCTCGAATTTCAAGACAATGTAGCAAGGACAATTAAGTTAAGAGAAGGTTATGAAAAAAATTAAAATTATTCCAGTTTGGGACAAAACAGAAGAAGAATGGCTAGAAATACGCAAAGGTGGCATTGGTGGTTCTGATGCAGGAACCGTTTGCGGTGTAAACAAGTACAAATCCCCATATGCATTGTGGACAGAAAAAACGGGCATTGTACCAACTGATTTTACTGGCAATGAAGCAACTAAATGGGGTAATCGATTAGAACGTGTTGTTGCCGAGGGTTACGCAGAAGACTACAACAAGGCTGTTGTTGAATGGCCAGTTATTCTTTGGTCAGAGGAGCCTGGGCAAGAGTTTATGTTTGCAAATCTTGATTTTCTTATTGTTGAACCAAGTGATGAGTTTCCTGCTGGAACAGTACAAACATGGCGTTTTGATTATGCACCGCCAAACATTCTTGGAATTTTGGAAGTAAAAACAGCAGGTATTGCAAGTCCAGGAAATCCAAGTTCATGGTCCAACAATCAAGTTCCTCAAAGTTACATGCTCCAGGGGTATCATTATGGAATTGTAACTGGTATAGAAAAACTTACTTTTGCTGCCCTTATTGGTGGACAGGGTCTTCAGGTTCGCGAAATGGAATGGGACGAACAAATTGCCGAAAATCTTGTAATTCTTGAGTCACAATTTTGGGACCACATACAAAACGTAATAGCCCCCGAAGTGGATGGTAGCGATGCAACAGAATCTGCTCTTTCTGCTCGTTATCCACGCCATGAAGATGGTAAGGGTGTTGAAGGTGGTCAAGAACTTGGTCAAATTTGGGATGATTTTCAAACTGCCAAAGAAAATGCCGCAAAAGCAGAAGCCGAACAAAAAGCTCTTCGTTCACGCATACTTGAAATAATTGGTAATGCTGAATTTGCAACCGTAAATGGCGAAACTATACTAACCTACAAGACCAGCAAGGATTCCGAAGCCCTGGATGCGGACCGACTTAAAAAAGAAGCACCAGAGATTTGGGATACTTACAAGAAGGTAAAACCAGGTTTTCGTACGCTTCGTGCCGTAAAGTCTTGACACAAGGTTAAAACATCTGTACAATTAAGTTAACCCTTAAGGAGGGATAAAATGAAAAGCAATGAAATAAACGAATTAGCAACCGCCTTGGTTGGTGCTCAAGCAGAGTTTTCTGCTGTGCCAAAAAGTTCGGTAAATCCATTTTTTAAAAGCAAATATGCACCATTGCCAGAAGTTATGGCTAGCGCCACACCAATTTTGTCAAAGTGGGGACTTGCAATTAGTCAGTTCATTGGCGTTGATGAAGAAGGTCGCGACATTCTGACTACATATTTACTTCACAAATCAGGACAATACATATCTCAAGACATGCGTTTGCACCTTGGAAAAGACGACACTAGTCAAGCATTGGGCTCAAGCGTTACATATGCTCGTCGTTACCAAATTTTGTCTGTACTTGGAATGGTTGCAGATGAAGACGACGACGGCAATGCGTCTACTCAGTCATCGCTGCAGTCTGTTCAAAGAAAACCAAGCAATAATCTTGGAGAAAAATTAGCAACAGCAGCAGGAAAGTCTGGTAGTAAAATGGCTACCGAAGGAATGACCCGAATGATTTGGGCTATTACACATCAAAGTCTTAATTGGAACGACGGAGAAATGTTCGACAGGGTCGACGAAATCGCCGGTCGTAAAGTTGAGAAATTAGCAGACCTTACCTTTGACGAGGCTAAGGCCGTTATCGACAGCCTGAAAGAACTTCAGGGAGCATAGAAAGGAATCTTATGGATTCAACAATTACAATTGCGGGTAACCTCACTCGAGACCCCGAACTTAAATTTACAGACAGCGGAATGGCAACTGTTCGATTCGGAGTAGCAACTTCTCGTAAGATTAAAGAACGCGAAACAACGTCTTTTTACGAAGTTATTGCATTTGGCAAAACCGCTGAAAATGTTCAAGCATCTTTGTCAAAAGGTAATCGTGTTTTGGTTACCGGCCGCCTAGAAGTACGTAATTGGGAAAAACAAGATGGAACAAAAGCCACCACTGTTGAAGTAGTTGCTGATGAAGTTGCTGCTGACCTTAAATTTGCTACAGTTACAATTATGAAGAACGAACGCAAAGAATTTGCAAAAACTTCAGCTCCTTCTGGTAAAAACTTTATGCAGGACTTTGAAGAAGACTTTTAATGGGTCAATACATTGACTATTCATCTCCCATTGGTTATGGTGAAATTGAGCGTTCAATGCTTCACGCCATTGAACAAATGGAAGGTTTAACAAAAGATTTTTCTGTAACCGCTGATGAATACGCCGATGCTGAATCAACTTTTAAAATTGCTTTTGCTAAAAGTCGCCTTATGGCTCGAGCAGGAAATAATTATGAAGGAAAAAAAGTCACTGCAGATTTAGCAGATGACATTGCAACAGTTGAAACCGAGAAAGAAAGGATTGCCATGGAGGCATCAAAAGCAAAACACGATGCCACCAGGCAAGCCTTGCTTTCAGTTAGAAGTCGTTTAGAAGCACTGCGAAGTCTTATGGCTTCCTACCGAGATGCAGGAGCGTAATAATGTCTTATGATGCAGAAATAGCAACGTATGTTCTCGAACTTGAACGTAAGGTTTCAAAACAAAACGAAAAAATCGAACAATTAGAATCTCAATTAAAAGTTGCTCATCGTTTAATTGCAATTCTTGATACACAGCAACAACACGTAGACCTTTAGTGGAAAGAAAAAAACGCCTTGTAGCGCGTACATCTTTACAAAGCAAAAAACCTTTGAAGATTCGTAGCGTTTTAAAAAGCAAAAAAGGGCTTGTAACGAAATCATCGCTCAAGCCCCGTTCTAAAAAAATGACGGAAATTTACAAAAAACGTTCTGTTTTTGTAAAAAGATTCCTTTCACTTCATCCACAATGTCAAGCAGTGTGGGATGAAAATTGTTATACTCTATCCGTTGACGTTCACGAAATTATTCCTCGTGGTGTTGGCGGCAAAATAATAAGTGATGATTGGTCTAATTTTATGGCAGTATGTCGGTATTGCCACACTATGATTACTGATAATCCAGCAGAAGCTCAAAAGAGAGGGTTAAGAAAATGGTCTTGGGAGAAGTAAAACACTACATTGAGTTTGTGTTTGTAAATGGCGTTTTTCAAACGCATTGCACTTGTGGATGGTCTTCAAAAGCAAAAAATAGAAATGTTATTCTTGCTTTTTCGCATCTTCACATTGCTTCTTCTCAGGTTGGCATTAGTTAGTGGAAGAATTTGGTCTTAGTGATTATGAATCACTTGAATTTGTTAACTTTTTTTGGTCTACTCGTCCTAATTTTTATGACAAAGCACGTTGTAAAAACGAAGGTTTTGATAAATTTTTTCCCAAAAAAGGTCAATCAAAAACAGCAAAAATTGCCATTGAAATTTGTAAAGGTTGCGCTTCACGTTTTGAATGTTTACGTTATTCAATGGACAAAAAAATAGAATATGGTATTTGGGGTGGTTCAACACCGCAACAAAGAGAACAGTGGTTTCTTTCTAAAATTAGCGTTGAGGAAATATGGAAAAATCTAAAATAAAGAAGATTTTTCTTCTTCTGCTCTTTGTATTCTTGCTTTTTTAGCTAAAGATTTATAATTTGGTTCATACTTACACGTTAGATGAACTTCATCCAGGTCTTTATAACGTTCATCTTGTGTTGATTGGGGACATAAATCACCACAAACAATGCAAGGAACCCATTTAATACCCTTATAGGATTCTTTGTACATGCGTCGCATTTTTGCAACATGTTTAACATTCATTGGTTCTTTGTTTCTTTTTATCACAATATTTGTAGGTCACTCCAGCCAAATGGACCGCAACCCGTCCCAACTAAAAGGGTTAACATTCCTGGGGGACAATTGCTTCCTGTGGTGCTTGTAAACCATTTTGAACCACCATCAGCAGCAGGAGACATAAACACTTGACGACCCGTAGCACTTGAGGCTACAAAGTGGTGAAGGTGTCCGCAAAATAAAATATCAGCTTGTGCAATTGGCTGACGACCCATTGCCTGACCAAGCCACCATGACTCAATCTTTCCAATAGAACCGTTAGTCTTTGTCCAATTCTTATTAGAACCGTGACGGAAACTGTGACCGTGGGCAAATCCACAAGTAACACCAGAGATGTCCAATGTCATTGTAAGGTCTTCAGCAATAGCACCAAGAGGAATCTCTACATTGCCATAGCGTTCTTTATTGTGACTAATGATTTCTGCAACGCCATCAAAAATAGCGAGGTCGTCATTGTCGGTCCATGTTGTGTAAGCTTTGCCCATTGAATTACGGTTTTCACCGTGGTTTCCTGGAACAGCACCAAGAACAACGTTGTATCCTTCATCAACCATAAGGTCAACAAAACGCATAACAAGTCGTCGTGCCAAGCGCATTTGCTCTCGGCGGTCTAGGTCTGTATTAAAAGCTTGCATGTCATAGTGACCTGAGCACTGCTCAATAAGGTCACCAAGTCCAACACCATATACGGTATTGATTTCACGTCCGGTTTTCTTGAGGTCTTTAAGACGCTCAACAAGTCGGTCTTGGAATGTAATGATGCGTTCTGCAATCATTGGGCTTCCGCCACCTTCGTTTTTACCTGCCTGCCAGTCACTTAAAAGTACAAGCATTGAAGTATTACCAGTTGGTTTTGTTTGCTTGCCAGGTTTTCTTTTGGCAACGTTCTTACAAAGTTCGGTAAGGTCTTCTGGTTCAACCACTTTTGGCTCAAGACGGTGACGATAAAATTCACTAATATCAATTTTAGATTTTGACATGGGGTTCCTCGTCCCTTATTTCCCGCAGCAGCATAGGCCGCGTCGGTGTTCAGAAAGGGTGGTCCTTTTTACAGGAAAACCCCATTTGTCCAAAACCTCCATAATGGTTGCGGTTTGAACTTCTTTGTTAGTCATTTTTAAAACAGTGTTTATTTTTTCCCACTGTTCTTCATTTAATGGAAGCGAACCAATAGCGCACTTCTTTGTTGAATAAAATTCAGACAAATCTACTTTTGACATTTTGACACTCCTTGGTTAATCCTCCGTTGTATGAAGGTTACACCAGTGTTATTTAAATGTCAAGCATTTAGCCCATAGGAAAGTCAGGAGCCAATACAACTAACTCACCCATTGCTCGAACTTTGGTCTTGGTTTGGTCGTGATTAATTGCGTCATCCGGCTCACCCAAAAACGAGTAAACCCAAACACCATCGTTATACAAACTGGTGTCAATGCTGGCAACGTAAAGGCCAAGACCAATGCGAACAATTGTAGATGTTACGTCACCTACGCCATAAGTGTAATTAAATATTTGTGGTGTTCCACCATTGATTTGAAAACCAAAATAAACTTGGTCCGGGTCAATAATAGTTACATTGTCTTGAGCCAAAAATGGCTTAGAGGTAAAGAACTGAATGGTAGTTCCTTGAACGTATGTGTTTGGAATGAATGTTCTCATGGCCTATTCCTCTGGGTTAATGCCCAAGTAATCTAAAACTGCTTCCCAATTACCTACGTCCATAACTTCAAGTGTTGCTGATGAGGCGCTAACTTCCAGGCTTCCTGGTTGTGGAGTAAAATATCGAATGTTTGTGCCGGAAGAAAAACCTGTTGATTTACTGTTTCCGGTGTTGTCAAAATACGTGTGGTTTGAAAATTGTGGCATTAAATTGCCCCCATGTATCGCATGGTAAGTATGTCATTGTTTGAAAATGCACCAGCAGTTTGAAGAACTAGTGTAGTTCCAGTCATTGTGACCGTTCCAGTAAGTGTTGGTGATGCTGAAAGAACATTGTTTCCTGAACCCGTAGAAGTTGTAACGCCAGTTCCACCGTTGGTTACAGCAAGGGTTCCACTTACTTGAGTAGCAAGAGCAGCAGTTCCACTTATTTGTGAGAAAGAATAATCACCCGAAGTTGGCGCCACCGTTCCTGAACGACCATTAAATGTTGTAACCGTTGACGAGGTTGTATTTACTGGACCGCCACCTACAACAATGTGTAGGTTGTAAACCATAGCGGTAGCACCTGATGAGGTGTAACCCATTGTGTATTGAATTGCGGTAGAGGCTTTGGCGTAAACTGTAATTGTGCCTGAGATGAAACCAGTTGTGGTTGAGTTCTGTGTTGACGATGTACCAACGGAAGTTATGGCGTTATTGTCTGGGTCAGTTGAAAGAACTGAAAACAATCCAAGCGTTGATGACGTGGTTGCTGCGGTTGTTATTTTACCGTAGTATTGAATGGTGTAAAGACCAGCAATGGAAGGCGTGTAGAGCGTAGTTGCCGAAATAGCCGCCGACTGTGCCGTAAGGTCAACTGTTGCATACGCACTGGCGTATGGACCTTGTGTTCCTTGAGTTCCCTGATTGCCTTGATTACCCTGGTTGCCTTGAAATCCTTGATTACCCTGTGCACCCTGGGGAATTGTAAAGTTAAATGTAGCGGCAGAAGAAGTACCAGAGTTGGTAACGCTTGCTTGAGTGCCTTGCGCACCTGTTGTAGTTGTACCAACGGCAATAGTTGCTGCTGAACCTTGGTTTCCCTGGTTACCCTGAGGACCGGTTGAACCCTGTGAGCCCTGTGAGCCAGTATTTCCTTGGTTACCTTGGTAGCCCTGCGTTCCCTGTGCACCTGTTGAACCTTGCGCGCCGGTTACACCCTGGAAACCTTGGTTTCCTTGATTGCCTTGGAATCCTTGATTGCCTTGAGGTCCTTGAGGAAGGTTAAAGTTAAGAATTGCGGCACCTTGAGTACCTGAATTGCTTACAGAAGCGCCAGTTGCATATGAAACGGTAGAAGTTGTTCCAATTGTGATTCCTGCTTGGTAACCTTGGAATCCTTGATTACCTTGGAATCCTTGATTGCCCTGCGAGCCTTGTACACCTTGTAATCCTTGTGCTCCAGTGGCGCCTTGCGCTCCTTGAGCACCCGTTGAGCCTTGCGCACCGGTAGAACCCTGATACCCCTGGGGGCCTTGTGCACCAGTAGAGCCTTGGGCACCTGTTGAACCTTGGGCTCCAGTGCTACCTTGAGAACCCGTAGAACCCTGAGCACCCGTACTTCCTTGAGAACCAGTTGCACCCTGACTTCCTGTTGCACCCTGTACGCCTTGAGGTCCTTGAGCGCCTGTTGAACCTTGCGAACCTGTTGAACCCTGTACGCCCTGTGTGCCTTGGTATCCCTGTGAACCCTGTGCCCCAGTTGAACCCTGCGCACCCGTGGCTCCTTGTGAACCTGTTGCACCCTGTGAACCAGTTGTTCCTTGGTAACCCTGTGGGCCGACCTGGGTATACATAACCTGCTGTACGGTGACAATCATTGAAGGCGCTGCTGGCGCCTGTGAACCGGCAGCAATATTAACTATTTGAATAGCAGTGTCATCTGTTAACCAAACAAATTTTACGTACTCATTAGCAGTTGTGGTAGTAATTAGGTAATTCCACGATTGAATAATTGCGTAGTTGTTACCTGTTAGTTGAACGTCACCGGCTGATGCCGCAATGTCTGTACCATTTTGGTTAATCCAAATAATAGCGTTTCCGGTACCACCAGAATTGCGTTTAAGTTGCGCAGAAAACTGTACGTTGTACACACCTGGGTTAGCAATAACAATGTGTGAACCTGAAGAAACGTCTACGCCACTTCTGTCACCCTTGCTGTTAAGAGTAATGTCGTACTTTGTATTTGTTGCAGAAGCACTTTGCGTTGTGGTGTCCCAAAAAGAACCGTAGTATCCTTGAGCACCACCGGCA